CCTAATTTCTTAAAATATTATGCTTATACATAGTACCATATTTCATAAGAGAATAAAACACCTTTTAACTATTGGCTTATAGACTAGCTTATGCAAATTTCGTCAATAAATCCGTCAAAAATTACTTAAACACATCAGAAACTTTTTCGGCCGCTTTAAGCCTCATTTCGTCCGTATAATGCACATATGTATTAATAACGGTAGAGACGTTATCGCCTAAAAGACTGGCGACGGTTTTAATATCGGTGCCGTTAGCTAACAGCGTGGTAGCGTATGTATGGCGAAAATCATGGATGGTTTTGTCTTTTACAACACGGCGAATAGTTCGGTTAATAGCTGCCGATTCAGAAATGTTTTCGGGAAACAGCCGGTTATTTTTAGAGTGAATGCGGTAATCTTTAAGGACTTTCACCAAAGAAGGCGGCATCGGAAGCACTCGGTAACTACCCTTGGTTTTAAGAGGACCAATGCGGCACTCGGCTTTACTGATGCGGACAAATTGTTTGTTAATGCTGATAGTGTTATCGGTAAAATTTACATCATCCCAGGTGATCCCCAGAATTTCACCATATCGACAGCCGGTATAACGAGCCACGCAAATAAGAGTATAGCAATACAAGGAAGTCTCTCTTAGATAAGAAAAGAGCGCATTTATTTCCTCTTCGCTAAACGTCTTTACCTTACGGGTTGCAGTTTTAACACGTTCGATTGAATCACAAGGGTTATGAGTGATGATCCCGTAAGGACGCCTGGCGTAATTAAAAATCGTCCGCAACCTGACTAAATACATATTACGGGTACCGGGCGAAAGTTTGCGGTCGTTAAAAATCCGAATGATTTGGGCGTGAGTTATCTCTCGGATAGGAAGCGGTGCAATTTCGGAGAAAAATTGAATAGCGAGCCGATAAGAAGAGCGGGTGTTATATGTTAAATTCACCCGCTCTTCAAGATACAAAGATAAGAAATCCCGGAGTGTAATGGTTTTTAAATCCTCTGGAATAAACGCGGAGATCGTATTTTTTAATTCCTCTATTATATCTTGTCCATATTCTTTGGCCGCGCGACGAGTCTCAAATCCCTGTTTTGATTTTTGGCGCCACTTTTTGCCGTCTTTATACGAAACGACGACCTGGTAGCCGCCATCCTTTTTTCGTATTGTAATGTTTGCCTGCATCACTCAAAGTCCTTTAAAACCGATTTCCACCTTTTCGGGAAACGCATAGAACGCAAAACTTCTGAATAAAGGTTTTCGGGCAATGCAGTCGCCAAATCATCAACTTCGTTATAAATTTGCCTTGTTAAATTTTTGAAGTTTTTCTTTGTTAGAAAAAGACGCAAAAGCAAAATTAAGTCAAAAACCTTACCGTCGAAATTAGGAGACGATTTAAGATAAAAAAAGTTAGTCACTATCTTTTTATTTCGATGATTTCTTGCCTCGTAATTATATAAACGATCTTCATGAGCGCAAACATTTCTGAAGCGGTTTAGACAATTCAGAATAGCACTGAATTCAAAAATATATTTTTCGGCTTCAACTGAAGTAACTTTGGAACACTCGTGCCTCAACTCATATAAAATATCGTTTAAAATCTGAACTTTTAAATAATGTGAAAGACAGTAATAAAATTTGCAAATTTGACCAAGCGTCATCTTAGTTACCAGAACCCACAACGGGAGCTCTTTATGATGATTAAAATAATGACAAAATGGATTCTTCACATTTTTAGAGTCAGTGTTATTTTTTACAACATTAGAAAGAATTGTAATAAGCTCAGTCGTAGCTTCACGATCATCAGGGCAAAAATTATTAATATTAAAATAGCTAAACGGTGTTTTATACGCCTCGGAGAATCGATAAGCTATTTTTGATTTTATTGAATTTTCGGCCATTAATAGATATTTAATAAGTATATTGCGTAAATTGCGGTCAAACTCATAAAGAGAAAACACGTGCTCAAATGTAGTTCCATCTTTAAAATAATCAGATTTTCGTTTTTCGGTCTCAACTAAATCAAGAAAAATATCTTTATAACCGTTAATAAGAAGATAATAGTTCTCTCGCACTAATATCGCCTTAGCTTTGGCTCCATTGGAAACAATCATATTTCTCTTGCGTAAAATCTTCAATTGCTGATTATGACTTTGAAACGGCTTCGACATAGGACACCTCAAAAAAAATAAAAGGCTGGAGCAATCCGCAGATCACTCCAGCCCCGCAACGCACCCGCAGGCTTGTCGCTTACTCTCTGTGGATTAATTTTACATCAAACCTATAAGAAATGTCAAATAACAAAATGTAACTTTATGCTTAGCAAAACACTATAAAGCCATTTATTTACATAAAATAACGGAAAATACCACACAAATAGAAGAAAGCACCACATCCTGTATCATTTAACACATAAGCAAGAATAAAAATTCCAGAAAATAATTAAAGATACAATTCGCCACTCCTAATAATAACTACCCGTATTATATTGCCGGACAGCCTGATTATATTCTTCAAGTGCCTTTTGTTTGGCTTCTTCGATTCGTTCAATATCGCTGTTAGCGTCTTTTATATATTTTTCGACATCTCTACGGTAAAATTGCATTTCGTCAAAACTGGCGGTAGCCGGATTATAAGGTTTACTATATGATTTAAATTCGGGATAACCGAAAATGCCTAAATTGCTACCACCGAAAACCATTGCTTGAGACGTCCCGGCCATTACTGTAAATAAGGCAATTAACAAAACTTTTTTCATTTTATTCACCCCTAGCGGTAAAATCCGGCATTTAAATACAAAACAACTAATTAAAATCCGTAGTTAATATATCTCACAATTTTATTAATACGACTTGTAATATCAGAAATTTCGTAATTAATAGATTGAATATCTGTATTAATAGACTGGATATCCATAGAATTTTTATTAACATCGCTAGTAAGCCCTTGCAATGAAGTAGAATTAGACAACACACCAGACTCATTGGAAGAGATTCGGCTATCCAAGTCATCAATACGACGGTCCAATTCGCTTATATCGCTAGAAAAACGCAGCGATGAAACCGTATCAGATAGTGAGTTAATCTGTTGCGAAAGTTGATAAATATAGAACCCTTGAATAGCAATAACAGCAGCCATGATAACAAAGATTGCCGTAACCTTCTTATCCATATGATCACCTCGTAGAAGTTATTTTATATAGCAAGACGTACCCGCGAAAACTTCTAGCAATTCCGACACCCGTTCCGTCGTAAGCAGCTTCTCTTCTCGTATCCCGTCTATCATATCAACATCATTCCGTAAACACGTATGGGCTATAAGAAGAAACGCAAACTTATTTGCTTCAAGCTCTTGCCGGCCTACTTTCTCCGGATTCTCCTTACGGGGAACAACATCAAAACCCAAAACCCTATGTTGTACATGCCCAAGAACGGCATGGCCAAGCTCGTGGGCAATAACAACACTTTGGGCGTTAAAGTCAAGACGCTTATTAACATAAATAACATTATGCCCGAACACGCAAAGAGATAAGCCCTTTGGCATGTCGGGAATTACCACCTTCTTTACACTTATTTTTAAGTACTGGCACAATTGGGCGGGGTCATTCGTGCCGTATTCACGAATTAAATCCAGCACAACCGGCAACATGCGTTTCACGATTCATCCTCCAGGGCCGCTTGAATTAGCCGCTCAAGCAATTCTTTTTTAATAGTCTTACCACCATAGGTACAGTAAGAAGCAGACCTTAACACATCTTTTAAATCCGTATTACTGCCAGTTAATGTCTTTGTTAAAAAACGAGGGTCTATATCCGATTTATTAACATTGAGTGCATCGGCTATCTTTTGAACAGCCCCTGCATTCGGAGTTGAACGCATTGAAAAATAACCAGATAAGGTAGACGCGGGAATGCCGGTCATATCGGAAAGCTGATATTGGGTTAAATGTCCAGCATACTTTTTTAAATTTTCAGATATTTGTTTGCGTAAATTACGGTCAAAGTGAGATAGCTTATTGCGCGGCATATAATAATCACCATCCCCTCAATTAAAATTATTATAACGAATAAATTCGTTATAAACAAGAAGTAAAAACACAGAAAAAAGAAAGTTATGTAGAAATTATTTGACAAAACGAATAAACTCGTTTAATCTAAAGGAGAAGGAGATGAGAAAAATGGAATTAATTACACTAGAAGCCGCAAGGGTTAATATTGGATACACGCAGATAGAAGCCGCCGAAAAGTTCGGCGTACACTATCAGACGCTGGCACAATTAGAAAGAGACAGTTCAAATGCACCGTACAGCTTCATCAAGAAAATTCCTAAAATCTATGGAATCAGCGACGACCATATTTTTTTTGGGATTAAAAACGAGTTTATTCGTTTACAAAGAGAAAAAATAGAAAGAGAGGAACAAAAGAATGAAGAATACGTTTAACTACAAACTCGTAAATATGGTCAAGGATTTTAAAGATCCTTGGCATCGCGGAAAAAACAACGGAGTATGCGAGGCCTTTTACGAATACTGGAAAGAAGAGTTAAGGGACACAGGACATGCCGACTCCCCGACCCTTCCGACGCCGGCAAATGCGGATGTCCGGGAATGGTTTTATGCGGCCTTCAAAACCAGCCGGAAGCGGCAAGTATTAAAGGCATTATGCCTTTAGGAACTAACCATGAAAGAGAAAAAAGACGTCATGTCTGTAAAAGACGTAGCAGAATACTACGGAGTATCTCAATCAGCTGTATACAGACTAAGAGATGAAAACAAACTCCACCAATTACCGCTACCCGGCGTAAAGTTCGGCCGCCAAGAAGTAGAAGCCCTAGCCGGTATTGAATGGGAATATTCGGCGACCGGATACAGACGGCTAAAGGAAGAAAACAGCCGCCTGGAAGCGGAGAACGAAAGTCTTAAAAAGAAGATTAAAAAAATCACCAGTGAGCTACTGGTAATAAGCGGAGAGATTTAGGAGGGATATAAAAAATGATGCCGGAAGAAAAAGAAATGATGCGGCTTGTCGTAGAACAAGACCAAAGACAAAAGGCAATCATAGTGGCGGCCTTTGAACGGATCCTTTGCATGGCTGGCGAAGAATGCACACTGACCTACAATCCGGAAGATTGGACGGTAACTATTAAATGGCCGTCGGGGTACGAGAAAGCCATAAGAATAGCCGCCTACTGCCATACAGCTATGCTGTACGACATTCTTAAGAAAGGATTCTTTAAATAGGAGGTAAACATGGAACCTTTAAAAATCAAAGTTAAAAAGACTCACGACCAAGCCCAATTACCCCTCATTACAAAAGGGAACGCCTGTTTCGACTTTTACGCGCTGGAAGACACAGAGATCAGGTCTATGCATAAAGGCCCGGCAACACTTGTAAGGACGGGGCTTGCCTTTGAAATTCCCGAAGGATACCACATGAAACTTTTTATGCGAAGTAGCTACGGAGCGAAAAAGAAAATATTCCTTGCCAACTGCGTCGGGATTATAGATAGCAGCTATCGAGGAGAAGTAAGAGGGATCTTCAAGGCGACAACAGGAAGAGATTCAACGAAATGGATACGAGCCGGCGAACGATTCATGCAAGGGCTTATCGAAAAGAACATCCCGGTAGAGTTCAAAGAAGCAAACGAATTAAGCCAAACCGATCGCGGCGAAGGCGGATTTGGAAGTACCGGTAAATGATGACAAAAGGCATGTACACCAGTAACAGTGAAGAATGGGGTACGCCTCAAAAACTCTTTAACAGGCTAAACGAAGAGTTTAATTTTACTCTCGACATATGTGCAAGCAAAGAAAACGCCAAATACCATAAATACCACACCAAAGAAAAAGACGCCCTAAAGCAAGAATGGGGGGGGATCATATGGATGAATCCTCCGTACGGAAGACAAATAGGAAATTGGGTTAAAAAGGCAAATGAAGCGGCACGGCAAGGAAAAGCGACAGTCGTTTGCCTACTGCCGGCACGAACAGATACCGCCTGGTGGCACGATTACGCCATGAAGGCTAATGAAATAAGGCTTATAAGAGGACGCCTTAAATTCGGAGACGGCAAAGGAAGCGCTCCGTTTCCGTCGGCGATAGTCGTTTTTAAAAAGGGACTAGCGTCCAAGATCCAAATAAACTCATACGAAAGGTAAAAACTGATGAACAGAGTAGAAGTCATACAAGCATTCGAAGACGCCATAAAAAACAGCAATAAGTTTATAGGACTCATGATCGAAAAAGAAGGAGCCGGACCCGAAATAAGCATTGTGCCTAGCCAAAACTTCATAAGAAAGAAACGCTACCTTCTAAAGGCCTATGATAACAACATGAAAAATAACAGAGATAAAGGATTAAAAATTACACACGCCTGGCCCATTAATTCAGAGGACGTATACGGAGTATTACCGAGCGGAGGATAAAACATGAAAATTACATTGCCGGAATGGATTAACAAATCACACAAAGAAGAAAACGTCCAAGATGTAAAATGGCAACTTGAAAGCGAAAGAGCCTTAAACCAAAAACTCCTGGAAAATAACTTTGAGCTTCTATCAGAAAACCGCCGTCTTAAAGAAGAGAACAAAGATATAAAATTCTACGCCATGTGTGGCGGAATATGTGTGACCATGTTAGTAATCGCGGATCTCATAACCTCTATAAGCCTGGTCGATTTAATTACCCGATGAGTAGTAAAAGTTTTATCCACTGCCCGGTAGACGGATTAATTCCCGACACCGTCTGCCCTAACTGTAAATATTTTGAAGGCCACAGAACCTGGGCGTGTCTATATAGAGTTAGACACCAAATAAAGCAGGAAGACTCCAGGGCCAAACAGCTGGTAGAAGATATGAGAAACCGAATAGAAGAAGTCAATAAAAAAAGACGCCACAAGGGCGTCTAACGTAAAAGGCAGACCGGAGCCGGCAAGCTCCGTAAATGGTCTATATATATTATACATTATATAGCGAGAAAAAAACAGGGCTTCGGCCCTGTTATCGCTGGATCAAGTCTATTAAATATACGACCAAATTAAAACCAAGAGGTCGAATTATGTATGTACAAAAAACGGTAAAAGCAGGACCCGTAATTGAAATCTGTAAATACCACACGTCGCGATATAACACTCCGACGATGCCAAGATCCCCGAACAGCAAAAACACATCGGCCGAGCAATGGAAGGTAAACGAGAAAAATTCAATCCAAAATCTCTATTACCTGATTCTTGAAAATTTTAAAGAGGAAGATATAAGAATCGACCTCACCTATAAAGAACCGGAACCTGAAAAGGAAGAGGCAAAAAATCGGCTGGATAATTTTCTGCGTAAGCTCCGAAGACTCTATCATAAGCTGGGCGAACAATTAAAGTGGATTGCTACCACAGAATGCAAGGGCCATCGCATTCATCATCACCTACTGATAAATAACATCGGCCTATCCCGAACCGATTACAAAAAGTTATGGCCGTACGGAGAAATTCCCTATAAGGCCTTTCGGTTTTATGACGGAAAGCCGGATGACGCAAGGCGGGTCGCCGAATACTTTGTAAAAGAAACAAGAGAAACATTTTGCGAAGAAGACTCCATCCAAAAATCACGCTACCGGGCAAGTAGGAATTTAAAAAAGCCGGAAGTAAAAAAAGAAGTGATAAAAAGCAAGACCTGGAAAGAGCCGAAAACCCCCAAAGGCTACTACATACAAAAACCGGTACAGTACGGATACACCGCCTTTGGCTTTCCATATATGTTCTACCGGATGATAAGGACGGATGATGATGACGATCAGATATCTAATAAGAAAAAACCGAGCGGAATACGCCGCAATAGAAGAAGGAAGAGAAAATACCCTTTGGGTACATGACGATAAACGTTGCTTTAAGCCCGATGAGAAAATCCATTTCGTCGAAACGATAAATGGCAAACGAACCCATAAAGGCTGCTGGGCAAATATCGAACGAGTCTATGAAGGCAGGTTAATCAAATACAGGGTGGTGAAACACGATGAATTTACTAAAGACAAAAAGAGTGAAATTAAAAGGAAAGGCCGCTAAAGAATTTTACAATGCCATATATGAGCGTGACGGCGGCACGTGCATTTGGTGCGGGGCTCCCATTGAATACGGCGTAAAACATCATCACGAGCCTTGCGGAATTTACAAATCAGACGAAATAGAAAAAGCCGTTATGCTTTGCCCTAACTGTCATCATAGACGACACTTCCAAGACGTAGCAGAAGGGGAAGCGGTATGCCGTGAATATCTTCAAGGGCTTTATGGAGAAGAGGGTGCAAAGAGAGAATGAACCAGCTCCAAAATGGAACGAGTCGAGTTAGCGTAAGGAGGCGTAAGCAATGCGAATCATAAGATACGGAAAGGAACGTCCTGCGGACGTATTGTATAGACGGTCGCAAGTAGGAATTATCGAACGATACGGATTAGAAGAGTTCATCGTTTACGAGGGCGATTGCCAAAGAAAAGACCGGGCCGTCATGAGAGCAATTATAGACGACGTCAAATTCAGGGCAAGCGGCGAGCTTAACGAACACGGAGAATTGCGAACGGACGCGGTTATCAATGTGGATAAAATCGTCGATGCGGTTATTAACAAGATGGCGTAGGAAGCGGTTGAGTTAATTCAATTTATGAATGAACTGGTTCCAATAGGAGAAAATCACACATGGAAAAAATAAAATTCGGAAATTACGAGCCGGTAGAAGATCTAAGCGGACGCTTCCCGTCATTTTCTAAATTGCTATATCACTATGAATTTAAAAATGGATACGGAGCAAGCGTGCTTCGCTCTAGCTATAGTTTTGGCGGAGACCGGGGATTATTTGAACTTGCTGTTTTAAAGGACGGGGATATTTGTTACAGCACACCGATAACAAACGACGTCATCGGATATTTGACAGCCGATGACGTCACTGAATATTTGCAGCAAATAGAAAAACTACCGGGCTTGCAAAAGGAGAAAATCACATGGAACAAATCGGAATAGGTATGTTTTTAGTAGGGCTTACGGGGATATTAATTGTAATGGGAAAATGGATTTATGAATGCCACGGGATAGAAGGAATAACATTGTACGTATTAGGGGCCATGGTACTCATCGGAACGATCCTAGCAACAGGTGGTTATCGCCAATAAAATTAAGAAAGGAGAAAACTATGTTAGACAGGAAAATAAAAAGTTTCGAAATCGGCAAGCGCCAGATTTTTAAAATCACGTTTGAAAGAGAAAACGAAAACACCGGGGCGTATGACACATACCAAATAAAATGTGCGGAGTATCCGAGACCGGAATTAATTGAAGCGGTAAAAGAACTTTCGCCTTATATCACCGCGATTTTAGAATTGCCGGACGATTGTAAAGATCGCCTAATAGCAAGGAAGCTTACCTACACATATAACGAGAAGACGGCAGAGACAAGCGTTACCATAACGGCCAAATTTTATATACCCAATGACGGAACGTTCATCGAAGTAAAGGTGCCGAAGAGAGTTATAAATTACGGAACACCGACTAATGAAATTCCGTTTACGCCTGAATGTAGCGAAATAATTGAACGATTAACAACAGAAATATTCCGGTATATAGACGGCGACAGAGCCCAGAATAAATTAAATTTTGACGACAAAGAGGAGAATTAACAATGGAGCTAGAAATAACCACAAACACAGGGTTAATAATAGGGCTGATAATCACACTAATAATCCTAGCCGTCGTACTAAAGTCTACGGCAAAAGAACAAGACGTCGAGATTAAATTCACTCCCACATCACAAGCGGCAACAAAGGTGCAAAAGTATGAAGGCTCAAAAACGTTAGAGGCCGTACAATGGACTGGCGAAAACATACAGGACGTTTGGGAAGTCATAAGCCACTGCCTAGAAGGACAAGAGATACGTATTTTTCCCGGTCCCAAGAGAATAGAAATAGTATGGAGCAGGGAAACAGAAGTTGCATTCCCTGGCGACTACTTCATAAAGCCGCGGGCGGGTACGGCGCTGCAAATCGTCGAAATAATGAGAAAGAAATATTTCGAGGAAAACTACAGAATAAAGCAAGATAGCAACATAAGAAATAGTGAAAACGGACAAATAAGAGAGGATTAAACCATGAGAATAAGAGACCTAAAAGACACCATAAGCCTCATGACAAGCGACGACTATAAAGATCGGCTTCTTGCCGAATACTGGCAGTTAAAAATTAGGCACCAAAAACTTCAAGTCGCTATAGCAAGAAAAAGTCAACGATTAGACCGAGATACAAAGACTCCGATAGATGCACTCCAGGCACAGTCGCATGTAATGGAACGGTACTTAAATTTGCTAAGACTAAGAGCTAGAGAAGAAGGCATCGTAATAGGCGAACAATAACAAACAATTCACAAAGGCCAAAGGAGATCCGGACATGCTGATAATCAAAAACGGGAAAACCATAGGAGCACTGCAATTATTTAGAGTCAGAAAGACGGGAATCGTCGCAAGACAAAATGCAAAAGACGTAGTAGTATTTCACGGAGAAGAAGACCAGGATAGAAAAGTGATGAAAAAAATATTATGGATGCTACGAGCACTACACGCCGGAGAAATAGAGAAAAACAACATCATACGGTACAACGGAACCATAGATATGGACGTCATTGTTAAGGAGACCATAAAAGAATGGTAGAAAACATAACGGCCATAAAATATCTACAGTCAATCCGAACGCTAGATATCAAGCTAAAAACCCTGGAAACGAGAATCTCAAGATATAGAAAAGATATCTGTACCCTAAAAGGAACGGATTATTCGGCAGATAAAGTTTCCGGGACGCCTGGAAGCGGCATGGCAGATAAAGTGGCACGCCTAGCGGATATGATTGTGGATGCGGATAAGGAATGGGATAAGCTTATTGAAAAAAGAGAAGAGGCACGGCTCTTAATAGAAAAGCTGGAAAACCCTAAACATCAAAGCATCCTTTCAAGAAGATACCTTTACGGCGAAAAATGGGAAAACATATGTAAAGCCCTAGGCTGCACATGGCCGAATATTTTTAGAACACAGCGGCGAGCCCTAAAAAGTTTCGATATAATACTAAAAAAATCAAAAGAGGGTACTTAAAGTTACATATCACTATGTGCTATCATGTAAGCTAGAAAAATAAGACGAGGAAGACCCGCATATTGCAGGCCTTCCTTTTTTGTTGCCGTAAAAAGCGAGGGTAGCATGATCCGATGTGACAACCAAAGATGCAAACACAATCACCGCGAAATATGTGTAAACATGCACCTACAGATAGAATCGGAGTGGTGTATATGCTTTGAGCCGAAATGGCAAAAGAAGCGAAAAACGAACGAAACGGATATAAACCATACGCCCGTTTACTACTCAACGAGACGGCGTACGTTTAAGTAGGAGAAAATATGACAAAAAACAAGGTGCGAGGTGAACCTGTTCGCCGTGAGAAGATATTTATCAAAGACACAGATACGCGCACAAAAGACGCGCGAAGAAAAAACATTAATATAAGGCGTCGTTCGACGACCTGGAAAAAGTTTCATACAACCCAAAACCTGGAAGTCATTAAAAGCTTATGCCGTAAAGGATGGCATAATGACGAGATTGCCGCCTACATCGGAATTTCCGAATCAACGCTTTATGAGTGGACGAAGAAACATCCGGAGTTTTCGGAGGCACTTTCAATCGGTAAAGACTACTGCGTAGCGGTCGTCGAAAACGCGCTGTTCCAACGAGCCGTTGGCATTGAAAAAACGGCACCGAAAAAAGAAGAGACCATAACCGTAGACATCGTTAAAGACGGCAAGGTAGTAGGTAAGCAAGTCACCAAAAAGATAGAAAACGAACTTATCTTTGTTCCGCCGGAAACCAAGGCCGCAACCTTCATTCTTACCAATTTAGCGCCGGACGACTGGAAGCAAAAGCAGCAAACGGAACTTACCGGAAGCGTTGAAATTAACGCCAACATGGACTTATCGGAACGTTTGCAACAGGCGCTATTAAAGAAAGGGGAAGCGGCTAATGAATAAAGACGAAGCATACAAGCTCATGGACTGTCTGGGCCGCTTAACTCACGATCCGGTAGCCTGGGTATATTTTGCGTTCGACTGGGACAACGACCCGGAATTAAAAGGCCAAAAGCCGCAAAAATGGCAACTAGAACAGTTAGAAAGAATCGCCAAAGGACTGGAAACACCGGATACAGTAATTCGTCAAACTGTATCATCAGGCCACGGCATAGGAAAAAGTTGTCTTGTTGCATGGGTTATCTTATGGGCCATTTCGACACATCCGGACACAAGAGGCGTCGTAACCGCAAACACCGAAGCCCAATTAAGAACAAAGACATGGGCAGAGCTTGCTAAATGGTACAGAAAATTTATCGCAAAAGAGCTATTTACCTACACGGCAACTGCTATCTTCTCAATTGAAGCGGAACACGAAAGGACCTGGCGTATTGACGCCATCCCCTGGTCCGTCACAAATACCGAAGCGTTCGCCGGCCTTCATAACCAAGGAAGGAGAATTCTCATCATATTTGATGAAGCCTCCGCTATAGATGATCGCATCTGGGAAGTTGCAGAAGGCGCTTTGACGGATAAGAATACAGAAATCATCTGGTGCTGTTACGGAAACCCTACAAGAAACGTAGGGCGGTTCCATTCGTGCTTTACCAAATATAGAAACTACTGGGACACCAGGAAAATAGACTCCAGGGACGTAGCCATTTCTAACAAAGCCCAAATCGAACAATGGAAAAACCAATACGGCGAAGATTCAGACTTCTTTAAAGTTCGTGTACGCGGTGAATTTCCGTCATCGTCTGACGCACAATATATCGGAGTAGATATAGTGGAAGCGGCGACAAAAAGAACGCTCCGGCCGGCTGAATATAACTTTGCACCCGTTATTATTGGAGTAGACCCGGCATGGACGGGTAGCGACCAATTCGTTATCATTATGCGCCAAGGCCTTTATTGTAAGGTCCTGGGCGAATACCAAAAAAACGACAACGACGGAGCCATGGCGGCAATCCTGGCAGGATTTGAAGACGAATATAAAGCCGATGCGGTCTTTATCGACCAAGGCTACGGAACAGGGCTTTATTCGTTTGGCGTAACCATGGGAAGAAACTGGAAGCTAGTGGCCTTTGGGGGAAAGTCAGGAACAAAAGGATTTGCTAATAAAAGGGCTGAAATCTGGGGGAAAATGAAAGACTGGCTAATAAACGGCGGCGTGTTGCCGGATGACGACGTTTTAAGAGATGACCTCATAGGTCCCGAAGCATCCGTCAATGAAAAAGGTGAAATCATCCTGGAAAGTAAAGACCATATGAAGGCCCGTGGCGTACCGTCACCCAATAAAGCAGACGCCCTGGCCTTAACATTTTCGCTGCCGGTACTAAAAAGCCAAAGGAAGCGACAGGCAGCACAAACAAAATACAATCCGTTCAAAAGGGGGTAATACCAATGTGTGGATTAAAAGGATTATTCGGCGGAAGTACATCATCTCCCGAATTTAAAACACCGGATCCTACAGTGCAAGCCGTAAATAACGGCGACCAAGGAACAGTAGATAGCGTTGAAAAGCAGCGTAAAAAACGCGGTTTTCAAAGCACCCGTACGGCTATAGATACGGCGTTAGGAACAACTAATGGCAAAAACACGCTGGGATAAAGGAGAAAACATGCGTAAAGAAATAAAAACAGAACTCGCTAGAAGCCCGACGGAAAATAAAAAGACGGTAAAGCCGAACACGTGCAAAGATAAAAGAAAGCTCGTGCAGCGATTTAATGCCTTATTCCAAGCCCGTAGACCCTGGGAAAGAGTATGGAAATTAATCCGTGATTATGAACTTCCATATGACGGCTTATTCGACGATGACACGGCAGGAAAACCCGTTATACACGATGAAGAAATCTTTACAGGCGTTATTCAAGAAGCCCGTGATACCTTTGCAGCAGGCGTTCAATCGGGGCTCACACCGCCGTCTAGGCGCTGGTTTAGGTTTGGCATTGGAAATAAAGACCTGGCCGATGACACAGGCGTGCAGCGGTTCTTAGACACAAGGGCCGACATCATGGAATCTGTGTTATCTGGTTCAAACTTCTACAATGCCATCCATCAGTGCTATTCGGAACTTCCCTTTGGCCAAGCGGCCCTGGGGATTTTTTCACAAGGTGGCACAGTGACATTTGTTCCGTACACTATAGGTACCTATGCCCTGGCATGTGACGCAACAGGAAGAGTCTCGACCTTTGCCCGTAGAGCCAAAATGACCGTAAATCAAATCGTAAAGCAATTCGGATATGACAATTGCCCGATGACCGTTAAGCAGTCATACGATACCGGAAGCGGGCACCAAAACTATCACATAGTGTGCTGGCTAGTCGAAAAGAACGAAGATAACGACCCAAACAAGCTAAATAACAAAAAGATGCCGTTCACATCGACATACTGGGTAGAAGACTCTAACGAAGATGAATGCCTGGCTGTTACGGGATTTGAAGAGTGGCCCGTACCCATCGCTCGCTATACCGTAAAAGGAACGGAAGCCTATGCGACAGGCCCTGGCTGGAATGCTTTACCGGATGCTAAAATGCTGCAACAAATGGAGCTCGACGCCATTACGGCAATAGAAATGGGCGTAAAACCTCCGTTACAGGTCCCGCCGTCACAAGTAGGAAATATCAACCTATTCCCCGGCGGCACAACAGCTATAAACGATCCGAACGAAGTCATCCGTCCTATTTTTCAAGGACAACTGGCAATTGGTGAACTTGAAGGGAAAATCCAACGAGTCGAAGACAGAGTAAAGCGAACGTATTCATCAGACCTCTTCTTAATGCTGGACCAGCTAGACAAAGGCCGCATGACAGCCCAGGAAGTCATGGCCCGTAACCAGGAAAAATTACAACAGCTAGGACCCGTGGTAGAACGCCTTCAATACGAATTCTTAAACCGAATCCTTGAAAGGGTCTACAACATCTTAGATAGAAGCGGAATTTTCCCGGATATCCCGGAAGAGCTGCAAGACATTGTAGGCGAAGAGTTTAGGATTGAATACATCTCACCGTTAGCCCAAGCGCAGAAGATGAGCGGCCTAACCTCTATTGAACAAGGTATCGGCTTTATTGGACAAGCCGCACAATTCGACCAGACGGTCCTCGACAAGGTTAATCTTACGGAAGCGGTCGCAAACTACTTAGCACAAGTAGGCGTGCCGGCAGCCATGATCCGTTCAGACGAAGAAGTCCAAGAAATCCAAAAACAACGCCAAGAAGCCCAAGCCGCAGCAGAAGCTCAAGCGCAGCAACAAGCAGCCATTGCACAAGCTCCGGACCTTGCAGCCGCTGCTAAAAACGCAACAGAAGCGGCAAATGACGGCAATCCCGCTATGCAAGAATGGCTAGGAATGAGGTAAAAATGCACGAAAAAGAACGAAAGACCGCACAACTTATGGAAGAAACCATACGTAGTAAGGATATGGAAGCGTTAAGGTACGTCATGGAAAGTCCCCTGGGACGACATTTCATGGCTCGCCTTTTGGATACGACGAGAATCTATAGCCCGTTATCCAATGAAACCACGCTCTTAGACGAAGGGCGTCGTCGTGTAGGCCTTGAATACTTAAAGCTCATTCAATCTATGGGCCTGGAAGGCATGAAACTTCTTCACAAAATGGAAGAAGAATACGCCGAAAAAAGAATAGAACTCGAAAGGATGAAAACCACATGGACCAATTGAAATTAAAATTTGATCTACAACGATTCGCCGAAGGCCCGGAAAGCCAAGAGGCAGAAGGAACAACCGAAGCGACCGATACGAGCGCTAACCAAGAAGAAAGCGGCTCATTTATTGGTAAGGAAACCCAGACCGCCTTAGGTGGTGACGGCGAAAGTGCTGCTCCACAAGTACCTGAATCATACGACTTTACGGCCGTATTAAAAGAAGCGGGCCTTGAAGCGGACGAAAAAAGTACCGAAGAATTTACGAATCTCTTAAAGGGCATGGGTGCAACGCAAGAACAGGCAGCCGGTATGGCAACATACGGCATTCAGTATGCTCAAGGCGTAGCCGAAGCAGTCGCCAAAAACCTCCAGGAACAATATGTAAACGAAGTAAAGTCTTGGGGTGATGCGGCTAAAGAAGAGTTAGGCGGGGCTTATCAAGAAACGCTCGGTAAGGCCGCAACCGCAAGAGACTATATCGAACAAAAGATTCCCGGCTTTACACAGATGTTAAATCTGACAGGAGCCGGTAATCATATAGCCATGATTAAAACCATGGCAGCTTTTGCCGATTTAATTGGTGAAGACCCTGGCAAAATGGGTGGCGCAGGCACCGCCGCAACAAGTACCAATATGTATCCTCATACGGATTTTTCCAAGTATTAATTTAAAAGGAGAACAAAAATATGATTGGAAGCACAGCATTAACTTTCGCGGATTTACGTAAACGCTTAAATCCGCAGGGCCAACTCGACACGATTATGGAAGTCATGGCCCAGAGTAACCCTATTATGGAAGATATCCCCTGGATGGAAGGAAACCTTCCTACAGGCAACCAAACAACCGTCCGTACGTCGTACCCTCACCCGGAACTCCGCCGCATTAATGCCGGCGTAAAGCCCGGAAAATCGACGACGCGGCAAATCATCGACACGTGCTGCTTAATGGAAGCACGTAGTGAAGTCGATGTGAAACTCGTAAAACTCGCACCGGATAAACAAGCCTTCCGCATGTCAGAAGACAAGGCCTATATCCAGGGCTTTACAGATGACCTTGCAAAATACATGTTCTACGGCGACACCGACGCAAACCCGGACCAGTTTAACGGCCTCGGAATCCGGTACAACACGTTTAAGGGCGACCTCGGAGAAGAAGGCTACCAGGTAGTAAACGCCGGCGGTAAGACAGCCAATAAACAAACCTCCGCATACATCGTTGATTGGGGCGAAGACGCGGTTGTGGGTATTTACCCGAAAGGCTCGAAAGCAGGCCTTGATATTCAAGACCTCGGCGAAATCGACGCCATCGATGCAAACGGCGGTAAATATCGGGCCCTCGCAACACTTTTTGACTGGGATGCGGGGTTAGCTGTTAAAAACATCCGCAAAGTTGCAGCCGTTCGCAACATCGACTGCAAGGCAGCTGCCGAAGACTCTACCTCCGAAGCCCGTAAAGCCTTTGCAGAACGCATCATCGTTGCAAAAAATAAAATTGTAAGCCCGAAACGTCCGATCCTGTACGTATCACCTATGGCATACACCATGCTTGAATTACACTTATCGGACAAAGACAACGTATACGTAACCCGTCAAGAATTAGCCCAGGGCATTCCGACGCTTTATGTATCAGGCCTTATCGTTAAGAAAAACGACGCACTGACGGAAACTGAACCCGTTATCGCCTAGAAAGGAGAAACTATGATATACGATGCAGAAAACACGTTCTTCTGGAACGTAAAATTATCCGGACAATCCGGAACAGGCGAAGTTATTAAAACAGGTAAAGGCGACGCAGGAAGTCCCTTAACCTTAGTTGTAAAACTACCCGGAGCCTCGGCAGATTGCACGGTAACGCTTGAAACAGCGGACAACGACAAGATGACAGGAGCTAAAACCTTAGGCACCTACACGGCAGAAAAGGGTAAAACCTTAGCCGTTAAAGTACCTTACGGCGACCTCGGCTATCTCCGTCTTAAATGGGCGGCAGCTTCTGCTCAATCGGCAGGCACCATTTCGGCGTCACTTGTAATGGATGCAGACGTACGATAAGCCGGGAATCCCTTTCAAGGATTGCCGCAAAGGAAGAAGTTTAAATCAGTTACACGCCAATGAGTTACGAGCTAAGTTAATTCAAGCCGGAATTAAATACACCGGTGAAGAAACCAAAGAGGACCTTGTAAACCTCATTAAAAAGCACAAGTTATAAAGATAAGGGGACGGGCAACACCGTCCCCAACTTTATTAAAAAAAAGGAGAAAACATGACAGACACGGATATTTGCAACATGGCGCTATCAAATTTAGGAAAAGGCACTATTATATCAATGGACGATAAGGAAGAAAACGCAAGGGCTTGTAAGCTCTACTTTAACCAAACAAGAGAAACGGTACTCCGGGCGTATCCGTGGAGCTTTGCTCATAGAATTGAAAAACTAGCACTATTAGATAAAGAAATACCCGGATATGATTTTTGTTATGCATATCCGAAAAATTGCTTGAAGATAAACAACATTCGAAATAAAGAGATAAACGTACAAGAACACATTCCGTACGTTGTCGTTAATATAGACACAGCTACCAAAGCCATTGCTTGTAATCTACAAGACGCATACGCCGACTACACGGTCAATGAAAAAGACGTACAGGTTATGGATACCTTGTTCGTTAGCGCTTTTACAAGACTACTCGCAGCCAATATGGCCATGCGTCTTACCGGAAATCCCCAAGCCTACCAAATACAATACCAATTATTCCAGGCTATTATTCACGACGCACAGCTAAACGACGCAAGAGAAGGACAGCGTGATGCAGTATATCACAGTAATTATGCGCAGACTCGGAGGGTACGATGAACATATATCTTATACAACCGTCATTTGCAGCAGGCGAAATATCGCCGTACGTCGCAAACCGGGTAGACCTTGATAAATATAAATCAGCCCTTCTAACGGCTCAAAACCTCATCATCCGTCCGTTCGGCGGGTGTTACCGTAGACAAGGTTCGGAATTCATCGGACAGGTCAAATACGACGATAAGCCGACGGCCCTCGTCGCCTTTAATGCCGGAATAGACGATGCCTATCTATTAGAAGTAGGTTACCAGTACATACGTATCTGGGAAGACGGAAAATACACCGGCACGGAGTTATCCACACCGTACGACAATGTGGATAACTTACAATTCACCCAATCGGCCGACACCATGTTTATTTGCTCCGGCGAGTATCCGATACAATGCCTTCAAAGAACGGCTACAGGCTGGATATTTAAAGAATATGAAATCACAGAACCTTATTACGATTCAGCCGCACAGGTAGTAAACAAAGAAACCTCATTTACAACGCCCGGAACATACACATTTACGCCGCAAGTGACGGGAAAATACACCGTAGAAATCATAGGGGCTGGTGGCGGCGGTGCCGGGACCGGGGTACAGTATTACTCATATATGTCTGGGGGTGATGGAAAGCCCGCCACAAGGACCATAGAATTACAAGGTGGAAGCGGCGGATCCGGGGAAAAGAAAATAATAATAGATACACTAATCGCAGGGCAAACATATTCCGTAACAGTAGGCACCGGCGGCAAAGGCGGAAAATCCGAATATTCCCGGCGAGGCGACGCACACCCGACAGATGGAACAGACGGAGGAAAATCGTCCTTTAATAACGCCGAAGCTAAAGGCGGCGGTGCAGGAATCGCAAGTAAATCCAACGGCCAAAACCAAAGCACCAAAGGAAAGGACGGAACCTCGTACCAAGGCGGAGCCAAAGGCGGATCTGCTGGAGTATGTAAAGATATCAAATACAATCCTTCCCAAATAACAGATGGGAAAGACGGCCAAAACGGATACGTCAGAATCACATTCTCCGGAAATAACGAATTAAAGCCCTCGGCCACATCGGGAAACGACGTCACCATTACGGCCACAAAAGACACATTCACTCCCGGCATGGTAAATAGCCACATAAAATTAACCCAACAAGCCGAAAATCAATCAGAACGAATTGAAATACAGGCCTCTTCAATAACAGAAGAAACTAAATCTATACGAGTAGGAAAAGCCTGGAAGATTACAACTCACGGCACATGGAAGGGTAAGGTCACGGTTTATCACTCGGACGACAATAAAACCTGGCAAGAATATAGAAGTTACAAGTCAAATAACGACCAAAACTTCACTGAATCAGGTACCGTAACAACACCTACCTGGATGAAAGCGGTGGCCGTAACGGATGCAGATAACGGAAGGGGCAAACTTACCGTAGACTTTTCAAGAAATCCCTACTCAAACGACGGCACGGCTAAAATAACAGAAGTCGTTTCATCGACGGAAGTTAAAGCATCAGTCATTACTGATTTTGTAAACACAGACAAAACCCAAGTATACGCATTAAGCAGCTGGAACGACGATAACGGATACCCCAAAATGGCGTGCTTTTTCCAAGATAGATTAGTCTTAGCCGCCACAAAAAAAGAACCCTACTCCATATGGATGAGTAGGACAGGCGATTATCCCAATTTTGGTGTCGAAAAAGTAGACGGTGGCGTAACCGACGACTCGGCTATTAAAGCAGACCTTATCACTCGTAACGGCTTTGAGATTTTGCATTTAGTACCGGCAAAAGACCTTATCATCCTTACAACGGGTAACGAGTGGATTATAGAAGGCGCAAGCGTCATCACACCGGCTAAAATTAATCCCAGGCCGCAAACCATGCGTGGATCCAATACGTGTCCGCCGCAGCACATTGGGAATCGCATAGTACACGTACAAAGAAGCGGAAAGACTGTAAGAGACCTCGGCTATCAGTATGATGCGGATAACTACAACGGCGACGATTTAACCCTTCTGGCGACACACCTAACCGAAGGTCATAAGTTAGTATCATCCGCCTACATCCAAGAACCAAACAGCACCTTGTATTATGTTCGTGACGACGGCGTACTACTCTCGCTAGCCTTCATAAAAGAGCAAAACGTATTTGCCTGGTCGCACCATACGACAGACGGTAAATATAAAAAGGTAGCATCCATTCCGAATGGCGCAAGCGACGTATTATACGTAACGGTAGAAAGAAACGGAAAAATCTATATAGAGCGGTTTAATCCCGATATAGAAGCGGCCGTATACATGGATTCGTACGTAACAGGAAGCGGTAGTAGCATAAAAGCGTCACACCTTACGGGAAAAACCGTACAAATCTTAGCGGGCGGTACAAGACTGCAAGATGCGGTAGTACCTGAAAATGGCTTAGTGACCTTTGGCCAGTCGTTTTCAGATATCACGATAGGCCTTGCCTATGAAACGAAAATTAAGCAGCCGGGACCTGACATCGGATTAAAAGAAGGGACTATGCAGGCCAGAATCTCAAAGATTAATACCGTCGTATTAAGAGTTGAAAAATCCTACGGTGGCTATATCGGGTATACGTTTAAAGATAAGGATATGGACGAACTCCGGTATGAAGATTACGAAACGCTGGAAACCGGAGATATCGTACAGCAAATGCCGGTAGCCAACATCGGCAGTAACACTAAAAACCACATCTGCATAAAACACGATGAACCGTTCCCGTTCGAACTAAACGCAATCATAAGAGAGGTAAGTATTGATGGCGGCATCGTTAAAAGTTACAACGGAGAAATTTAATAAAGAAAACAAAAAGCACCTACAGGCCGTAAAGTACATAGAAGAACATTTACGGCCGATTGATAAAAAAGAACTACAAGGGGCCTACACGTCCGTTACTAAATGCGCTATACACGAATTTTGCGACAACTTTCTAGCGGTCGGCAAAAGGGGTGAACCTATCGCTATATACGGGATCGTAAAATATCCCGTAAACGGCTGCCATGCTGTATGGATGGTGGGAACGACGAAGCTAAAAAACTACAAAAAAGAATTAATCACAATGGGGCTCGATGAAATCAGCAGATTCATTAAAGAATACGGGCCCGTAACGAATTACATAAGCATAGATAATAGTGAATCACGGCGTTGGCTAAAAAGAGCTGGCGCCGTTTTTGGTACGCCATTTAATGAAAACGGCATAACCTGGCAACAATTTGTAATAAGGAGGAATGAATAATGTGTGGAGTATGGGGCATGATAGCAGGACAAGCCGTCCAGGGTATCATGCAATATAAGCAAATAAAACAAGAAACAAACGCTAAAGTCGCCATGTATCGGCAACAAGAACAAGCGGCAGAGCAAAACGCTAAAATAAGTGAACTTAGGCAAGACCAAATTGCCGATAAATACGCAAACGACCAACGTAAACTTGACGACAGGATGCGGCTAATGGCAGGACAAACGGCAGCCCAGGCAGGCGCATCAAATATGACGCTTACAGGCAGTCCCTTAGACATCCTCATCTCATCGTACGGAACATACCAAGATGACAGCAACCAATTACTGCAGAACCAACGAAACGATGAACGCTCGGAATTATTTAACCAATATAATTACGAAAACCAAGCAGCCGGTTATAAGGCCTCGGCAGAAAACGCCAAAGCCCAGGGGAAATTAGCCGGCATAGCCACTCTTCTTTCAACGGCTTCCAGTATGTATGGAATTAAACATGAGTATGCCTCGGCCAAAAAAGACAATGTAGGCGGAGACTTTAATTACAAGCCTGACCTACTCGGAAAATCACAGTATAGGGGAAAAGAAAAAGGATTGTTCAGTTCAAATCCCTTTGGATCCAAGAATTTTAGGGGGTAACCCATGGAAATAAAATCATACAACAGAGCTGTAGACCCTAACGTCGAAAACGCAAACGCACAGGCCACGAATAACATAGAAGCCTTTGGGGGAAATACAACCGGGAATCAATTAATGGGAAAAGCTATAGGGGCTTTACAAGGACAAATACAGGCATACGTAGATGACCAAATAAGTATGAAGGTCCTTGACGCCACAAACGAATATAAAAAGCGCGTAAATGACTTATTAAACGATCCGGACAGCGGGCTGCTGCACAAGCAAGATACGAATGCCTTAGACATTTTAAAGCAATACCAAGAAGGCGAAGCAAAAATAAGAAGAGAAACAATCGCAAACCTTCCCAATTATGAAAAGGCACACAGGGCTTTTAACGCCATGGCGGACGAAAATAATCTCACTAAAACAGGCGCCGTTATGCAAGACCAATACGAAAAAACAACGACTCATAGAAACGAAAGCGTAGCAAGAGCCGTGGCAGACGTTACAGATACGTCGATGGAAACCAATACATTAGAAAATGCCTATTCATCACTTACGCAAATAAGAGGCATCGTGTATAGCCAATATAAAAACATATACGGCGAAGAAAAATTGGATGAAATGACAAAAAAAGCCGCAACAACATTCGTACAACAATGGGTTTATAACAAAATCAAAAGTGGCGACGAGTCAGACTACGAAGACGCATATAGTTTTATCGATAAGGCATCCCCATTTGTCTACGATGCGGATATTACCAAGTTAAGAACGGAATTAAACGTACGAAAACGCGAGCATGATATGACGGACATAGCAAAGGAAGCATGGAAACTATATCCCAATGATCCTAAAAAGCGCGAAGAATACATACGCTCGAAAATGACCTACACCGTAGAAGAAGGCGGCGGCGGGAAAACGGGCGACACAACTCTTGAAATGATTGCTGCTGTAGAAACTGATAATGACAACTACAATTCAGTCAATGACTCCGGACATTTCGGAAGATACCAATTTTCGCCTAGTACTTACGCCGAAGAAGCACAAAAAATAGGCGTAGACCCGAACGACAGGTCACCGGAAGCACAAGATAAAGTAGCAGCTCAATACAAAAAGACGTTAGCCCAACGGATAGGTTCGGACAACGAAGATGCACTTATTATCGCGTGGAATTTCGGACCGGCAGCCGGTAAGGCATGGCTTGATAAAAAAGACGGGTTTTATCTTGATAACGACTTTTATACATGGGATGAAGCGCCGCCTGGAAACGCCTCCGTAAATGCCAGGTTAGCCAAAGCTCATAAAGCAAAAGAAAAGATAGGGGCTAGTGGCTCAAACATCCAAAACGCTATAAACCAAGGCGTACAGTGGACAGGAAGCGCTCCGCTTGCAAACGGCAAAGTGGCGTGTGTGGAAGCGGTATGCAGTATTGGAGCGGCTTACTCTCCCACATTAAAAAAATTCCACGATGACAATGTAGTGAATGTAGACGTTCTGGTTAATAGAGCCAAAGAAGCGGGTATGTCGGTAATTCCTTACGACTCGTCAAAAGTAAAGCCGGGTTCAATTATTGTGTACGACGATGTAGGGGGCGACACCCAAACTCACGTCATGATCGCAGAAGAAGGCGGAAAAGTAGTAGGCAATATGTCTAGCGCCAACAACAACCAAGGTGGCGTAGCAGAAGCGAGTAACGCAGATTTTGACCCGCAGCACTTAAAACCGACAAAAATCATAATCCCAAAAGAAGCCGAAAACGCCAAAATAACCAGAACACGCGTTAAATATTCAGAAGAAGAAGCACAGCACATGCTAAAAATCGCAGACGCCTACCAAGCCCAAGCCACAAGAAATGAAGAAATTGCAAATGACGGACTGGTAAAGGCAGGTCTTCAAGAAATGCAATTAGCCCATGAAAATGGAACGCTAACTTATGAATCGGCATTAGCTATAGCCGAAAAGTACGGCAAAGGGAATCCCAAAGTATACGCAGCCCTAAAGGGGTCGATAGGAACATACGTCGCAGCGCCTAGAGCGACAGGAGGCGGAAGCGGCGGATCCGGAGGTGGCGGTGGAGGACAAGGCGGAAGATTGACGCAATTTAAATCAATGATTGGGCGCCAGTTTAATAGCTTTAGCGAATTTATAAACTATTGCAATTCAAACGGAATTTCACTGTCGATAAATGAACAAAACAGTATGTCCAAAGCCTTTAATGATTACACGAACGGTACCGGCGAATTTAAGCCTGAGTTCACCATTAATATGGATAATTTAGCAAGAAGATCCGGAATAGACAAAGATACTTTTATTAATAACGCAGAAGTAATTCAACGGTCCGTTGCAGGATGGGCGGCGGAATTTGAATCAAAACAAGGTAGAGAACCGACTCAAGACGAAATGTATGCGTACGCTATAACGCTCGTAACGTCAAGAGACGAATCTTACGGAAGAACAAGAGCGGACCAATTATCAGCCGGAATTAAAGAGGCGTACTCAGAAACGGGAGACGACGGCGAAACGTACTGGAAGATTTATTGGACTGACGGAACCGAAAGCACGGTACACGATATTTACTACCAACAGTTGTTAAACGGAGAAACTACCGAACACTATATTAAAAGTGGGCAATATAAATAAGGACGTGAAACAATGGCAGAATACAATTTTAACAACTTTAAAATTAATCCTGAAAATCCCACCGGAGAAACACCGAATAATGATGTGCTAGGATTTAAAGATTCAGAAACGGCAATACAAGAAGGCCAGGTAGAATACGATGCAGACCAGGCGAAACGATGGAAAGAAGCCGACGCCATACTTGCTAACGGCACAATGAATTTTAGACCGACGTCAGACTATAGAAATCCGTCAGCAGAAGACTTTGCCGGAGCAACAGCACCGCCTTCCCAAAAACCGAATTTTATCGACACAATCAAAGACTCGGCTATGGATGTATATCGTAACATCTTCAACGGAAACGCCGAAGGTATGCACAACGCCAAAGTATACGCGCAATTTATAGGCGTTTCACCGCAGTTTTTAATGGATAACGAAGCGGCTTACGAACAGGCAGAAAAGCTATACAATCAGCGTTTAAACGCACGCTTTATGGGTGGCAGCGCCTTTTCAGCCGAAGCCCTGGACGCCATGTATCCCGAAATTCAAGCCCTTAGAAAGCAAGATCCTGTAGGAGCCTCCATTGCGCTTAAAGAATATGGAGATATAAAAGATACAAGGGGAATATTTGACCTTGCTAAAGACGCTTTTAATTCCGGCTCGGACATGGTTAAGCTTTCAGATGCACAATATAGAGCTTATAAAGGTGAAAACATCGACTCCGTTAAGCCCGAAGTAGATAGATTAACGGCAGAATTACAAGCCTACAAAGAACCTACAGCAAGCCAAAAAGTCTTATACGACACCATTCAGCAGCTTACGATTATGGGAACCCAAGCTGTAAGAGCTACCAAAAGAGCGGCACAAGGGGCCGCATTAGGCATGGCAACCTCGGCCGCAGCGGCAGGTGGCGCAGCCGCAACGGGAATCGGAGCAGCCGCAGCACCGGTTATTTTAATGGCTGGGGCCACAACAGGGGCCGCTTACGGGATGCGTGTAGGCATGTTTGAACAATTCGAACAGCAAAGCGCAGCCGCAAGATACTGGGAACTGATGAATAACCGCAAGGGTGAATACAGCAGAAACCATGCCCTTGTAGACTCAACCATAACGGGCGCGGCTAATGGGGTTATTGAACTAGGCCTTATGGAACTAGGGTACAATCCCATTGTCAAAGCCTGGGGTGGGCAAGCGGCAAAAAGCATATTAAATAACGCAGCCGCCAGAATGGCCATTATTGATGCGGGAAAAGAAAGTATTGCTAAACTTTCCGCACAAGCAGCCATGAAGCAATTCGGCAGAAGCACCGCCGCAGAACTTGCAGAAGAAGGCGCGCAGCAAGCCTCCGAAGACCTTATGGATAACGCCGAATATTATTTGTACAAGAAGGGCGCTCCGCATACGACCACGGAGATTATAGGAAACGCTGTAGACGCTATGGTACAGGCCGTCCCGGCAGTAGTAGGCATGGGGGCTATGGGTGCTATAACACACGGAGTAGGAAATTACCGTGGAATGAGAGCCATTGCGGCTATTAAAAACGAAGACTGGAAGCAAGAATACAGAAGAACAGTCGAACAACAGACCGTTGAAGCGTTAATGGCAAACAAAGCCCAAAACAAAACAGCACAAAAAAATCCCGAAGTATATAAGAACGTCGTACAAGAACAGGCCCGTCTTGCCGGTGTGCAAAACATGTACGTCGATGCACAAGAACTTTCTAAGACAGATAAAGGCGTAGACGTTCTAAACGATATGGTAAACCGTGGAATTATCACCGGCGAACAAGTAGATAAATCCATTTCGACCGGTGCAGATATTGTGATTCCTACCGGTACGTTCGCACAGCTTGCTGATGAGTCAGTGGATACTGATACTTTGATGCGTGCAACGACGATGGCCAAAAACGGTGTTCATCGTGCAGCCCTTGAAGAAAAAGCAAAACGAGTTGAAGCGATCCGTGAAGAACTTGCTAACTTAGCACAAAATAAAAAAGATGTTCTATCCAAGGAACTCATGGAAGAACATTTTAAGGATGCGGATGATACAACAAGAACGGCCGCTGAAAGCGTCATCTATAAAAATCCGTACGATTTAAATAAAAGCTATAAAGAAGCCCTGATAGACGCAAGAAAAGAATATGAAGATGCACTAGGTTTTGACGCCTATTGGAATTACAAGCCGCAGGGCGTTGGCATTATGTATGCGGACGAAGAAAGCCGTCAAACAGGCCGCGGAATCAGAGTCTCCAATAATGACTACTGGTACCAAGATATGTATAAAAAGCTGGGCCGTAAAGCAACAAGAGAAGAAATGCTCGATATTGCTTACGAAGACCAGATGAAAGAATTACAGACCTTGGCTCCGGAAACGGCCGACGAATTTGCACAAAACGCAAATTCCTTAAAGGCAAAATATGAGGCATTGCAAGGTTTAAAAGATAAATTTGAAAGGTTGGCCAAGAGTGATTACGCCGTAAAACAATCCCTCACAAAGGAAGGATATGAAGTATATAACGAAGTATTAAATAAACTTCAAGACGGTAGCGCAAAATCCAAATTAGCAGCCAACGAAAACGCCTTCATATACGCACGCATGGCCGAAAGCTGGGCAAAAATCCGCAACGAATACGGCGATACGGCCTATACGGCTAAGGATTTTATGGCTGAACATGCGGTGAATGTTGGATATGAGAACATAAAAAACACCTACACGCAAGCAATGTTCGATGTTCGCAGGGTAGGCGTAAGCAATTTGAAAGAATTTTTAAGAAAAGTCAAAGCAAGAAAAAATGCAGGCGAATCCGAAAACAAAATAATGTTTACTGGTAAGTTTGGCGTAGTATACACAGAGTCACAAGTCGTTCACGCAACGACGGCACACAAGGGACACGTATTAACAATAGAGCAATTAGAAGACATCGAAGCAAATTTGGATAAGTTGCATGATGTAGCAATTTCAAACAAAGCACATCTAAATAAATTTGGCGGGGCCTCCATATTAGCCAAAGTCAAGGGTTATAAAGGGGCTTATTATGTTGTGCTTGAAATTGATAAAAACGGGAAAATATGGTTTAAAACGGGGCAAAAAGGAAACACCAAAAGCATAAGTAATATTATAAAACAAAAAATAACGGAAGGGTCCGCCCGTAGTCTTACGCATAATACGCAGGGGCTGCCGGGTCTCGACACATCCGTTATTCATATCAATACTATAGCGGAAAAATTAAAAGGTGTCAACGACAAAGAAAAAGACACTTTCGACCAACGGGCATGGCATGGAAGCGGCACGGACTTTAACGAGTTTAACCTGGAAAAAGCCCTTACCGGTGCCGGGGATATGGTACACGGCTGGGGGATATACACGGCCAAGAATAAAAAGACAGCCCAGGCATATAAAAAACACGCCAAAAGCAAGGGCCTTCCGTCGTATTTGTATGAAGTAGATATCCCTGAAAACGAAAACCTTCTCATAGAAGAAAAACGCTACGAAGAACAGCCGTCCGAAATAAAAGAAAAACTTACCAGGACAATATCGGGCTTACCGGATAAGCAACAAAAATCATTTTGGGAAAAACTGTTACACAATGAAATGCGGACCTTGCCCGAAGAGACCGAAGCGTTATCAGATCTGGATAAAGCGAAAGATAAGGTAAAGCAATTAGAAGTAGCGGCTAATGGCCTTGAAAATACCGACAAGCCGAAATTTAAAGAAAAAATAGCTATAAAGCACCTCAAGAAATTAGGGTATATTGAAGAGCAAATCAAAGACCGGGATTTCATGCAGGCGGAGAAAGAAAAAGAAGAAAAAGTCCTTGCCGCTGTAAAAAAAGAAGCTGAAAAAGCCGAAGCGTCGATACAAGAAAGAAAAGACAGCATCCTGGAAGCGGCCATTAAAAACCCTAAAGAAGCCTTAAAAAGAAGTGTTGGCACCGGTAAAGAAATCTACAGGTATTTATCAGCGTCGCTTAACAACATGGAAGAAGTCTCACGGCAATTAAACAAAAACGGGATTGAAGGCATATCCTATTACGACAGCGAAGACGGCGATTGCGTAGTTGTATTTAACGACAAGGCAATAAACATAGTCAATCAGTACAACCAGCGCGCATGGCATGGTACGCCTTATGATTTCGATGCCTTTAGTTTATCGGGCATAGGCGGCGGCGAAGGAAACCAGGCACATGGATGGGGATTATATTTTGCCCAGGACAGAGAAGTTTCGGAGGCATACAAGGAAATACTCGGCGATAAGGGGAGTACCGTTGAATTAAACGGGGAGGTATGGACAGTCAACGAATCAGGAGACTGGGAGACGACCGGAAAAACCGCAAAATATGGAGAGGCAATAGGGTATGCCTTAGATGCCTTAGAAGAACACGGAACAAAAGACGCTGCAATAAACAGTCTACAGAAAGACTTAAAAGAGGGAAAATTCCGTGGAGCATATATAGCCGAAGCCCAAAAGGCTGTTAATATTTTACGTCAGGGCGAAGCGAAAGGGCATAAAGGCGGCAGGCTGTTGGAAGCTGAAATCCCGGACACGGATGTACTATTAGATGAGCAAAAATCGTTTAATGAACAACCGGAAAAGGTGAAAAACGCATTAAGCGAGCTTATATCCAATACAGGCGAAGGCCAATTATCAAGAAAACTGTTTAAAAACGCCACCGGGAAAAGAATATACGAAGTGCTAAGTAATCTGTACGGAGACGATAAAAAGGCATCGCTAAAGCTAAACGAATTTGGGGTTAAGGGAATTACATACAAGGGCACACAAGACGAACGTTGTTATGTGGTGTTCGATGACAAAGCAATTGAAATACGTAATAAATACGAGCAAGAAATAAAAGCCTCGTACAACTCTTCAACAGGTGCCATTAACTTATTCGACGGAGCAGACCAATCTTCATTCGTCCACGAAGCGGCACACATGTATCTCACGGAAATGAGTAAAATGGCAACCGACGAAGCGGCACCAAAGGGCCTCCTGGAAGACTGGAACACCATTCAAGAATGGGCGGCATATAAGCCGGAAGATATAAAGGACTACGAAGGAACGGCAAGAGAAAAAGAATTTAAATCTTACGCCAAGGTTATTGAAGACGCTCGTAAGAGTGGCGACGTCATAGCCATTCGTGCTGCCGAAGAACGCTGGATACAGGAGCGATTTGCCCGCGGCTTTGAACGCTATATAGCCGAAGGAAAAGCCCCGACGCAAGCCTTACAAAGTGCATTCCGAAAGTTTAAATCCTGGCTCGTATCAATCTATAGAGATTTAAAGAATCTCGGCAAAGAGCCTCCGGAAGAAGTAAAGCGCGTCATGGATCGGATGCTTGCGACTAATGACGAAATAGAAGCCTGGGCTAAAGCCAAAGAGTTAAACGCCTGGGACAAAAAGGGCTTTTCCGGGGACTTAACGGGTTCAGAAGGGGACATGATTAAACGCTGGGCCGAAGACGCCAAAGAAAAAGCCAAGGAACGAGTGCTAAAAGAATTGATGCGGCAAGAGGAAAACCAATGGCGAACGGATTTAGAAAACAGCCTCGAAAAAGAACGCATCGATTACGAAAAACACCTGGTCGATGAAAATCCGATATACGGCCAAGAATTGGTTTATAGGGAAACTGGCGAACAATTTAAAGAAGACTACCTAAGAACAATCGGTTATGACTCGAAAGAATCGTTCGAATCAGCCATTGAAAAGGCAGGCGGTCCGCTAGAAGAACGCTCTAAAGCTTTCATGGAAAATCGTCGTAAAGAATATGAAGAAATGATGCCGACATCCGAAGACTTTAAAAACGCAGCCGATGCGGAACTTGCCTCGACAAACGCACAGATGAGACTTTCGCAGCTTGAAGCCTATGCAATTAAGCGAAAAGTAAATGGGTATGCTGCAGAAGCGGTTAAAGCAATGCGTGAACTTGACGCCCTGGACGGAAAATCCGAAGAAGAAATTGCGGCCGGTATCAAAGAAATTCTAGGCGTAGACGACGAAGTGGCAAAGAAGGGCCGTCAAGTGGCCTTAATGCTTGCTAAGAACGAAGAAATTCAGAAGCTAAAGGAACGATTAAAGGACGCCAAAGAAAAGGACAAAGAATATAGAGCCTCGGCTAGGGAAGAATTGGCCTCGGCTAAAGCGGCTCTTAAAGAAGCTATGAGAGGATTAAACACGGCTAGAGACATTACAGCCGGTAGTTACACTAAAACCCTTCAAGTAGCCCGTGAAGAATTAAGTAAGATGACGGTAGCCGAAGCCACGACCTGGAGGCACTGGGAAATAAAGGCCAAGCAAGAAGGAAATAACGCCGACAAGTTAATGGCAGCGGGAGCCTTTGAAGAAGCGGCCATCGCTAAAGGAAACAGCCTTAAATACTACTGCATGAGTAGAGCCGCCAAAGATAACCAGGAATACGTCCGTACCAAGCTCGAAGGCTCGACGGGTCGCGTAGACATGCAGCAAGAAGCTATGGACGGCATTAAAGGCATGGTTAAGCGCATAAGTAGAAGGGAAAACCCGGTACGCCTGGACCCGAACAGCCGATACATGATCCAGCACCTGGCCTACATTACGGGAATCACCGAAAAAGACGGCGTGAAGCCCTTAAATGAAAAGGGTGAACCCGTAGGTATCAACTGGGAAAAAGTTTACGGAGATTTAAATCCCGATTATGCCATGGATAAAGAAACAGCACCGAATCCTGACAAGATTGTGGCACCGTGGCTTAGGATACTAGCCGAAAGTAAAGAACAAAAAAACTATAACGAAATGCAAATGGACCAATTCCAAGATATGGTTGAAGCCATGAATGTTCTGTATAAAGCGTCAAGAAGAGACTATGAATCAACAACCCTTAAAGACAGAAGCGGCAAAGTTGTTAGTCAAGAAGACGCCGCCTTGAAACTCGTTCAAGCTATCGGCGTAGATGATTCCTTTAACCCGCTGCAAGATTCAAACAACCAAACCGATGCCAAGTCCAAAGCTAAAAGTCTAGCTAAAGACGCGTTGCTATACCTCACTAAGGCCGAAACCATCTTTAACCGATTTGGTGGCGACTGGATGCAACTCGTGTACGAACCCATAAACCAGGGGGCGAATAAAGAGCTTACAATGCGGCAAGAGGCGTGCAAGGTCTTTTCGAAGATTTACAACATGTACTCATTGGAAGAATGGCAGTCTATGAGATCCGACAGGGTCTTTACAATCGGTCTTACAACCAACTTCACAAGAGAACAATTAATTTGCATGGCTCTTAACTGGGGAAATAAGGAAGGTCGTAAGCGCGTACTTGCGACGATAAACAAATCGGCCAAAAACGAAGTGGACGTCATCGACGAATACACCATGCAAAGCATGTTAGAGTCATCACTTACTGAAAAAGACTGGAATTTCATTGAAGCCATTTGGTCGCAGCTTGATTCATACTGGGCTGAAAGAAACAAGGTACAGGAAAACCTATACGGCCAAGGCCTCGGAAAAGTACAAGCGCTGCCGTTTAATATTAACGGTAGGCAAATAAAAGGCGGTTACTACCCGATTGTGTATGATCCAAAGTTAAGTATAAGAGCCTCCGACCTTGTAGCCGACGACATCGTAAAGCAAGCCCTTTCGGGAAGCTCAACGTTCGGCATCGGCATGGGAAGCACGAAGTCCCGTGTAAGCGAAGTAAAAGGACAACAATTAGCTTTACGCCTTGATGTGTGGCCGCAGGCCGTCACAGAAGCCATTCACCATATCGCCATGCGCGAAGCGGCAACGGACGTGTATAAATTAATTACGCACCCGGCCGTGCAGCAAGCCGTCCAGCAAAAGTACGGCATGGAAACGTACAACATGATCCGTCAGTGGAGTAAAGACGTGTGGAAGACGGACGTTCAAAAAGCCGATATTATCAATCGCACGCTTGAACAGATGCGTAAAAACTCGGCCTTTGCCGTTATGGCTATGAGAACGGGGACAGCTCTATTAAACGTTCTTAACGTCTTTCCCATGATGCATCAGATTGGAAGAATGAATACCTTAAAAGCGATTACCGGCTTTGGGTTAGGATTCTATAAAGGAACAGATACATACGCCAGAAATCGGCAGTTCGTGTTCGACAAATCGCCCATGATGCGCGACCGTATGAATACGATCGACAGGGATATGCAGCAGGACATGAAGTTAGAAGTAGGGCAAGATACCTCGCTTATTAGAGAGCGGGCAACACACGCCAAAGAAAAGTTCAATCGCTTTGGGTACTGGTTTATTACAGAAACGGACCTCATGTTCTCAATGGCTTTATGGAAACACGGGTACGACGAATCGATGAGAAAGCAAATCGAAGCGGGCATGACGGACGTTAAGCAACTGGAACAAAACGCCATTTCAGACGCAGACACAAACGTAAGAGCGGTATTTGGAAGCGGTCAAGTAAAAGACCAAGTGGCTATGCAGCGTAAGAACACACTGGTGGGACAGCTAACTCCATTCTATAGCTACAGTTCAACCGTATTAAACGCCCTCATCAAAGCAGGTTACAGAGTAAAAGACCATGGAGATTACATGGCGCTTATTAACGCAACTCTCTATTGGGTAGTGTTGCAGACCCTCGCCGAAACCGTTTATAGAAGTGCCGTCGCTGGAGAGCTAGACGATCCGGACAAAATGCTCCGTCGCCTGGGGATTACGACCGTGAGAAATGTGGACCAGGGCTTCCCAGTAGTCCGTGACGCTTTAGAAGGCGTCATGAATCACTTCTTGCTAGGAAGCGACCAGAACAATTCACCGCTCGCTATTACAGCTATTGACGAACTTGTAAAGGCGGCCCAAGCAGCCGGAAACGAAAAGAAAGACTTCACCGACGTGGGCCGTTCGTTATCGCGCGTTGCTAACCGTACCTGGAAATTCTCCGATACCTTATCAGACGGATTCTGGAACCTTGTAAGGTTCTCGCTCGTTGACACAGACCGAAGTGTTCAGGAGCTTATCACCACAACGATATTCGATAAGCGCTATAAAACACACGAAGAGCGGGTACGCCAAGACAAGAAAAAGACTAATGAACAAAAAAAGAAAGGAAAATAAGAGATGATAAGTAAAGACAAAACCACAATCACGTATAAGGGGGACGGGGTTACAACCTCGTTCCCTTTCCCTTATCAGTACAGAGCAGGTGAAGATATTAAAGGGTATCTACTGGTAAATGGAAAAGAAATGCCGATTACAGCCAACTACCGTTTTGACGAAGTAGAGAATAAATTCATCTATCCCGTAAATGGAGTACCTCTATTCACGACCGACACCCTTGTTATTAAACGAGAAACGCCTATAGAACAAAATGCCGATCTTCCTAATAAGTATCCGTATAACGCCGTTGAGACGGTAGCTGACAATCTCACTCTCATTGCCCAGGAACAGGAAGCAAAAATAAATGAGATAACGGAACGCACTATCAGTATGAACTTCCCGACTGTATATCAGATGATGAAAGCTAGAGCAATGAAGGTCGACAGCGACAGCCTCGAGGACGTTCTCAAGGCATTACTGCGTGAAGTTATTCCCGACGGTCGATATACGTCGCACCTTGCAGAATTCAAGCTCGTTGACGGTACGTCGGTTGCAGTCGGCGACACGGTCGTACATGTCGAAGGACAGCCCAGGTTTTACGTGGTCGATACGAACGGCAATCGTCAGATGATACCCGACAGCGGACGACTCGACTTTGCGTTATCGTCTCCGTTCGACGGTAACGAGAAGATTCTCACAATGGAGTACCCGAACAGCAGTGAAGGCACGGCCGCTTCGCTTACAATCCCGGCAGTACAGACAGGGGGAAGCGATGAAGAGGTATGGAACTCGAATAACAGTATCGAGTCGATGCGGATATACCGCCGTGCAGACGGGCAAGCGGTACTCGAATTCCCTGTATACGCCACTCTAGACATGCTTGCACGGCACGAAGATGAACTCAATAACCTTCACTTCGACAGCCTTGAGCTTGTTAGTACCGTGAACATAGATAATGACACGCTTGCACCGTCAGGATTGACAATGCTCGAACGAATGACGAGTAAAGTGTATATCGCTAAAGACCACTACGCACCTAAGCAAGTTCTCTTGCCGAGTCGCTCCGAGTCGCTCCAACTCACATTCTATGAATGGGATAAGGGTTCCAATCCTGGGCGTTGGGGCAGCTTCGACTGGAGCAGACAGCCTTGTAACGGGAAGACGGCAACGCACATCGGCTACGCACAGTATGACGTTCCCGACGATTTATAAGGAGGCTTTCAATGTGGACATGGAGCTTTGAGCTCGCCGACGTTTTGACGACGCTCACGATTATAAGCACGCTCGGCGGCATGGCTTATTACTTAGTCATTCGGCCGTTCTCACAGCGGATCAAAGAAGACCGAAACGGAAGCCGATTGGTTAGCAGAAAGAGAAGAAAAAAAGGAGTAGGATGTGGAATTCATGGATGAATTAGTTACAAGAATACTGTTAAACGTATCCCATGAACATGTTCTGAATATTTGTAACGTAATCCTACTGGTGCTGATTCTCTTAGTAGCCGATGCCTTCTTACGTATTATTGCAGAAGTATTCCAGTACAATAAAGACCACAACAGAAAGAATACAACCAAAACCTTCATTACAACGCTTATATGGTACGGCTGGGGGCGGGGGAATTATATCGACGCTAACACCGGAAAGATTAAAAGATATCTTATGAGCGAAAAGTTAAGAAGCAGTATGTTAAAAAAGATATGCATATTCTATCCGGCATGGTTTTTCTTATCGATTGCATGTGTATCTCTTCCGGATACCGTGTTTATCGGAGTCCGTGGAGACGAACTATTGGCCAATGTTTTTATGTGGTGGCCGGTAGCATCGGAACTTTCGTCGATCATCGAAAACCTAAGAGAAATCGACGCCTACCATTTTGTGAGAATAAAAAACATGTTCATGGAAATTAACAAAATGAGGAAGTGAAAAAAGTGATAGACAAAATTAATATCGCAGACCTGGTAGTCATTACAGGCCTCGTAACGGGGCTTGTAATGGCTATTTTGTTTGGCCTAAACGAATTGGCCATGTCTATTGCCTCCGGCCTTCTTGGATATATCGGAGGCTCGAAACTTTCTCCGCACAAAGAAAGGAGTGATGACAAATGAGAGAAGTAACACTAGAAGAAATTAAAAACCTAGCCCGTGAAGCCTACTGGGATTTATGGAACGGAGCGAAAAGTCTAGGCCGTGACGTAAAACTCTATATTCACTGGACAGGCGGTCGCTACAACCAGACCTTTAGTGACTACCACATCAATATTACAAGTGAAGGCCGCTGCTTTATCTCGACGGAAAACTTTGCCGAAGTAAAAAACGCAACGTACATGAGAAACACCGGCAGCATTGCAATTGCGCTTTGTTGTGCCTTGGACGCAACGGGACCTGACAACCTCGGACCGTACCCTCCGACAGAAGTACAGATTAACGCCGTTTCACAAGTCGTATGCGTTTTAGCCGATGCGCTGGACCTTACAATTGATGCGGACAGGGTTATGACACACGCAGAAGCGGCCGACAATATCGACGGGCTTTACACCCATGATGACTACGGACCGGACTCAACGTGTGAACGCTGGGACCTTTGGGTATTACGTGAAGGTGAAGAACCCGGCACCGGCGGGCAACAAATCAGAGGAAATGCCAATTATTATAGACACCATAAATTATTAAGTGACGTGTAAAGGAGAAGCCACTATGAATAAGAACGAAATTATGAACATGCTCGCAAAAGAAGCCGCACAAGTCGCAAAAGAACAAGCAACAGCAGCCCTTAGCTCGCTTTCTGCAAACGACCTTAGACCGATCGTAGAAGAACAGTTAAAAACAATTACAGGACCCTTACAACAGGAAGCGGAAACCACAAGCTCCGTATGGGTAAAAATCAGAAACCGTTTCTACATTCGCATCATTAACAACGCGATAGACAACATCATCAAAACAATCCAGGACGGCCTGGACGGATTAAGCAAAAAATAAGTTGTTGTAAATTATGCAACAACTTAGTCAAGCAAAGCACAAAATACTGGACTAATAAAAGCTATAGTCAAGTAAAACCGCTTTTATTAGACTAAAGACAAAAGTTGTTTAATAAATTGGCATTTTCCCAAACAACTCAATAAGAACCAAAAAGACGGATTCTTGGAACTTAACCTACGTTAAGACCCGGAATCCGTCTTTTTTGATACTTAGTCATATTAAAAAGGATAAAAACGTCATAAAAACCAGGGGAAATACAGCAAAACAGCTACATTTTCCCACAGAAAAAGAGTAAATCTCCAAAATAAGCCCTATTTCAAGCCACAGATAGATTTATAAAACGACGCATAAAAGAACATGAATAAGAACATAAAACGCCTTACAAGCGATTCTGTAAAGCCGTTTTCGAAGAAAAAATAAATAAAAAAATCCATTAATAAATTTCAGAGAAAATATTTGACAATGCACGCAATGCGTGCTAAAGTATAGACAACAGGAAGACAAATCAAAAGTACGGAAGGGAGAACAAACAATGAATGAATTCAAAAAGAGGCGGGAAGAACTCGGATTGACACAAAAGGAAGTATCGGAGAAATTAAATATTCCAAAACGGACGTGGCAGGACTGGGAGCTAGAGCAAAGAATGCCGCCGGAATGGGCATCGAATTTAGTCATAAAGGAGATGGAGAAAATGAAACAAAAACAGGAATGGCATTTTGGAGGACTCGAACCGTATACGGAAGCAGCGGTAAAATTCGCCGAAGATTCTAAAGACTGGCCGGCAGACGTGGTTAATTCGCTCGAATTCGTAACACACCGGGCGAACGGTACGTACGAAGAAACGTGCGATAACGGCGGTGAAGGCGGACTCGACGTAAGATGGGCCTTTCATCTGAATACGGAAGAAGTTAAACAAAAGGCACTGCAAAATTTCTCGGAAGAGATTAAGGCGATCATCGGCAATATCATAGAAGAAGCCGCAATTGATGAATGCGGACCGGAAGAAGTAGAAGAAAGAATGGCGTTTGTTAAAAGATATTTTTAAGATAGAAAGGGCCCTTATAAAAGGGCCCTTTTGGTATATCCGACAAAAAATCGTCAAAAAACCATGGTGAATAATGGTAAATATGGTGAAAAATAAAATAAGAAGAAACTTGGCCAAAGCGATGATTAACACATTTTAATAAACATGGGAAAATAGAAAGGCATAAAAAAGCCTTCATAAGAGAATAGAACAAGAAAATGGCTTTGTCTATATTTATTTTGAACAAAA